TATGCTTTTCGGCCTCTAGGACGCTACCTGCTGTTTCAATATCTCCCGGTCCAGTAGGGTCATAAAGGTCGGGTCCCAGGGCAGCCTCAGTGTCTAAAAGAGATCCAATAAGAGGATCTGATGAATAACTTATATTAGTCATTGGAGTATAACTCGGCCCTGAGAGCGGGATTGGACCAATTCCTTCCAGCATTGGATCAGGTATTTCTCCCGGCTGCATCAGCGGGTCTCCTGTTTCAGGAGTTAGCATATCTGTTACTTCGTCTGGTGTTATAGTCGGTTGCGGGGGATATTGATGATACATGGCTGTTTGTATCAGGCCGGGATCATAATCAAAACCAGCCGCAACAGACTCCCTGTTTTCATTTTCCTGAACTATAGCTTCTATAATTTGCCTTTGTGAAATACCTGAATTAGCTGAAATTACAGGAGCCAGTGACTTTGCGTAGGCAATAGGATCTTTTTCTGCCTTTGCCTTAATCATAGCCTGATACGGATCTGATGCTGGCTGATTATTATCTGCCACATCCAGAATTGTCGCAGCAATCTGCTGTGCTGTTTCAGCTTCAGCCATAGTTTTTGCTCTTTCCATATCTGTATCATCAGAAATAGAAGCATCAAATGCAGCCATCAAAGCAGCTTCGGGGGTCAGTATAGTCGTTGTCGGGTCATAGCCCATACTCAAAGGATCAGGTTCGGTTACAGGTTCGGGTTCTCCTGTTGGACTGCCCGTTACAATAATATTCATAATCTGTTGCGGGGTTGCACCGCCCACAGCCGTTTCAGGAAGTACACCAACTAGGTCAGTTAAACTTGGTTGCGCCATATTAACCCCTTGGTCCTACAAGGCCCATACGTCTTAATCTTTCTTCTTCACCAACCGCTCCCGGTCTTGGTTGCCCCGGTGGTACTACCGGACCTGCCTGCGGAGTAGGCACAGGAGGCGGCACACCAGCCATTGCAGGGGGCATTACACCCGGAGGTGGCATCACAGGCGGCCCTCCCGCTCCGGGTGGCATTGGCCCCGTGGGCATAGGAGGAGGAACAGCCCCGGCTTGAGGTGGCATACCTGCACCGCCACCACCAAGAGTTTCATTCAGCATCTTTGACTTACTCAGCAGCATGGCAACCAGTTCACCGAAATACATCTGTGCAAGATCGTCACGGCCCTGCTTTAGTGCTGACTGGTAAAGACTCCATGTCGCGGCTTCCGGCAGGGTACGTTCCGCTATCTGTTCCTTGATAGCGTCCTCGGTCTGATCTGAATCCTGTACTCCAAGTATGTTGTCCCTTATCCACAGGTCCGGCATAAGAGGAGTCTGGCCTTCTCTTGCGATCTGGGCCATCGAGTACTTGGACATATCGTCCTGCGGCAGTCTTGCCACTACAGAGATCTCGACATCCCCGCCATCCTTTACCCTGGACGGTGTTATCTTTTCTGAGAAGTACATCCTGTTATTGTCACGGCCACTTAGTTCCAGTGCTTTAAAACGCTTCGAGATATACTGATCTGTAAGGAGATTGCATATCTGCATGTACGCTTTTTCAAGTGCCATAACCTTTGGAGACAGGACTGTCTCGACACCCTGTTTAAGGGTGTTTATCGCAAATCCTGATAGCTGAAACTGTAGTTCACCGTATACTGAATGAGGGATAGATCCGCGCTGCATCTCTCCTGAGACCATTCCCATGTAGGCTCCGCTTTCCTTTGCCATACCGAGAAGTCCAAGAGGTTCAACATCCTCTCCCTGTGCCAGTGATATCTCCGTACCTTCCTTGTACGGGTCTTCCTCCAGTACCTTCCCCCCGTCTCTTGACCGTATCTTCAGCCCCTGTCTTCGGGATCGGGCCACAAGCTCAAGCATAACGCTCATCATAAAGTTATGCTTCTCATAGAGATTCCTGGTTGATTTAAATACAGACTCCCCGAAATCCTCAACGGTATCTTCTATCGATGACCATTCAAGGGACTGTATTAGGGGGCCTGCTCCAACGGGTCCGATAAATATGGGAACACCATCATGTCCGTGACGGGTTCTTCGTTTTACAAAACGGTGAGGTACTGCAACGAAGTTATCCTCACGGTCATAGAAGTCATACACATCTATGCCGTTCTCCATCCCCCTGTCATCACCGAGTCGTACTCCGTACTGGCTTTCTATCTCCGACTTGGTCTTCTTAACCTTGTAACATGCCCATGCGAGTCCCTCGGAATCCGTACCCCAGTAAGTATGCATCGGGTCCCACGGTGTCACATCAACATATGTCTCTTCATCATTATTTTTAACAAGAAGGGCGCGGCCCGCATACCATCCCCTGAGAGCTATGTACCACGCAAGCTGACTCTGAAGCGGAGGGTTGAGTCTCATGCATAGTCTTTCGTCAGCGGAACGTAACGCTCCTATAAGGAAGCGTTCCTTTTCGTTATTAACTTCTCTTGAGTTTCGGGGATTGCCGTTTGGAGGAATACGCACTATAAGGTCCGCAGTGGTAAGCCACGCTATAATCTTATCCGCGTATGTCTGTGCCTCGTTGGATGTATACGACTGATACCCGTCTCCCGCGTCATAAGGCTCCAGGCGGTATAACTGGTGATCGGTATCCATCCTCTGCCTGAGAGGTTCGGTAGCCTCGTAATGGTCTTCGACCATCCTGACTATATCTTCGACCTTGCGTTTCGCCAATTATTTCCACCTTTTGACCTTAATAAAGCTACGGCTTGTTACGTAGCCATATCCGTAGCGATCTACAAGTCCGTATATAACTGCCTTAACAGCATGATTGTTTTTATCTTCAGGAGTTTCCCCTACTATATTACCATCTCTGTCCACTTTCCAGCGATAGGCACGGGTTTGTCCGTCAATCGGGCTTTGAGCGACACCAAATTCTGACAAAATGCCCTGGCAAACAGGATTAAAAACAATTTTCGGGACATTAGTTACAGGGTCGGGCTTCAAAAATCCCTTAAGGCGTTCTGTTCCGTCATTTATCCTGACCTTCTGGGCATCAAGATATATCCCTGTCTGCTCCATCCATATCTCCGCAGGCGCGCTCATGGCCTGATGCTGGTATCCAGCTATGTCTATCGCGCCTCCCGTGACATCCTGCCACCACGGCCTGGACCTGGCTATATCTATAATCTCAGTGGTAATAAGTCCCTGTTCAAATATCTCATCTATAACAATAATCTGCCCGTTAATCTCCTGTGCTGCCATAACCGCGTAGGCTCCCGCGTAACCGGGGTCTATCCAGAGGTATACAGGCTCTCCCTTGGCCCATTTCGCGTTGGCATCGATATGAATATCTGGGCGAAATTCCCCAAAAACCAGTCCTGTGGGAGGCGAGGGAATACCCTCGATACGTTCCATAAAGAACTCGTCTGAGGATTGCGCGCGAAGCCTGAGTATCTCGGGGTCCTTCTTGCCCCCCGGATACAGATGCTGGTTGGAATAACTGGGCAGTGAGAAGCTCTGTTCATCATCGAACATCCCCTGGTTCCAGGTCATAAATAACTGGGGATACCATCCAAGTGAACCCTCGAATGTTCCTCCCAGAAACAGCCATCCTCTTTTAGGGGCAACACGTCCTCTGAGCCTGTGAAATGACTCAAGATCAAGCTGGGATGCCTCGCACCCTATTATCCCGTCCGGTGCTTTCATCGCCAGTGTTCTTGGATCTTTTGCGGATTTCGTCTCTATACGTGTCCCGTCCGCAAGAATCATGTTACCGGGATCGACTCTCTTGGTCACCGAGGCGAGTATACCCAGCGCAGCAAAGTCCTGTATAAGATAATCAAACTCAGCGCGGGTACGTTCATAGTCTGCTGCCACAAGCCAGTAGAGTCCCGGTTCTTCCGTCTCCAGAAATCTTGATACAAGATACTTGGAGGCTACCATAGACTTTCCTGCCTGTTCACCTCCTGCCACCAGGATAAACCTCTTACGGCATTCCAGTATTGGTGACTGAGCCTCCGTGGGATTAAACCCGAGGCGTTCAAACAGGTATTCGGTAAGCTCTGGTTTACTGTTCTTTGTCAGTGTCAGAAGATTTCCTCCCGGACAGGATCTTTTCTACCTCATCCATCGCGTCCATAGCATTCTTTCGGGACTCAGCCTCCTCCAGATCCTCCTGTGGAGTCGGCTTCTTATTCTTATTTTCCTTAACCCATTTTTTCCATTCCGACATTATCTCACGCGCCCCGTCGTCAGCACGATAACTGTCTCTTCTGTACCTCTCAGGCCATATGGCGTTAAGAAGAGTTATCAGCAGAACAGGATTGCCGTCAGGCTTCTGAGACTTTACCCTTTCAAACGCCATGTCCTGTAGTTTCTCCCTGAATAACTCATGGGCAGTATCAAACCTTATCTTAAAATTCTGCACATCCCTGTCACGCCACCCCTTAACAGCAGAACGGTTAATACCAACCGCTTCCGCGGCAGCCCTTATAGTCC